CCAATCTTTCTTTCATTTGCGCAGCTTCTTTTTTTATAGATTCCTGAGTTAAGTCAGAAATCATATTTTTCATAGATTTTTGCAATTTATTAAAATCAAATGTTCTTGTTATCGTCAATTTCACGAGCGAAATTTTCTCCTAAGTTTTTAGCTTTAGAATATACAGGCATTGCCTTGACAATTTCATCTTCAGAAATTTGTTCCGCCCACTCTCGTGGGTTATCTAAAACTGTCGCAATATCACCGCTTAATTTTATATCAATCTGTTGGTGCAGTTCTTTGAGCTGCTTCACGAGCTTTTTCAAAGATTGAGAGTTTTTGGTTTCTTTGTTTATTTGAGGCAATAGTCAGCTCCGCTTGTTCTTGTGTTAAATCTTGGTTATACTCCATTAATAAAGAAGTTTCGTCTATCAAATTTAATTCCAATCTATGTTTATCCCAAAGTATTTGATCTTGCACAGTTTTAGGATATTCAGGCTCTTTAAAGTCTATTCCCATCTCACTTGGCAAATTAACACCAAAACTTCTTGCTATTTGGCGTTCAACACGATAGAAATCCTCCTCATACATTCTCCAAAGAGCCAAGTCGTCTTGATAATCTTCTGTTCTTTCTAAATCTTTTATCATCATTGAAACGCCTGATGGAACTTCTCCACCTTGTTCTGCCCATTGCACCCAAAGATGATTATTTTGAGCAACTAATTCGATTAAAAATTTAACATTATCAATAACTTCAGTTACATTGCCTTGTGGCGCAACTATCTGATAATTAGCACCTTCAGGAAGTTCTAAAGTAACATCTGATCCTGTACGTTGATTATTTCCCATTTCTGCTCCTGTCATTACAGGCTGTCCAAACATTTGGAAACGAAGTCCTAATTGCATCTCTGTAAGAGCAATATTACAATGTTCGTTTGCATTAATAAGATCATTTGCGCCTTCAACATAAAAACTATCTGTTTGATTTTCTCTGTGTGTAAAAACAAAAGGCAAAACTTTGTAATTATGAGGTATTTCATCTAAAATATTGCCATCTTCATCCATGTGTACATACCTTTCAGCATCCCAATACGCATAATGTAATTTTTGAACCTGAGAAGCATCTTCTACAGGTTGCAACATTGGATAAGATATAGCTGATGGAATAAATGGATCATCTCCAAAGAATACATGGAAAAAGTATATTGGTCTATAGTCAAAATAAGGAGATACATTATCAATAGGTGATGATCCACCTTCGTTCCATAAAACTCTAGTGGCAATAGTTCCAACAAGCCTAGTCATTCGCTCTATATGCTTCATTCTAGCAGGTTTAAGTACGCTAAGTCCGTCGTACTTATCCCCTGCGTTTCTTGTAGCACCTATAGTATAAATTCTTGACATCTTGTTTATAAATTTGCGTGTAATATTGGATTCTACAGGAGGTACTTCCCTAAAAGCTGTGCCTGCAAACATATTAGATATATAATTAGCAGTATCATTACCATTGTAGTAATCAAGCAACTTTTCTATATGATCTTCTCGTTTTTTAGCATTGTTTAGCTTTAATTCTTTAATTGATTCTTGTATTAAGTCCATCATCTTTTAATTATTTTCACCTCTCTATTTTTTATAGGAAACCTATTTATGAAAAAATACCTAACCATATCACATCCGTGATCGTGATACCCATCCTTTAAACTTTCAGGTTTTAAATCGCCTGTAGTTTCAGGGTATCTTAAACTTTCTAAATCTTCTTGTATACTACTGCAATGCTCGTCAATATGGAATCTTCTACTTCCATCTGCACTTTCTATAAAACTACGCACATGACTTTCTCCTGATGGCTTATTACGAGAAGTACGATCCCTAACGGACTTAACTATGATGCCATTTCTGCGAAATATCTCTATATCTCCAAGACCTGATTGTCCTTGCGCTTGTGAACCTGCAGGATCACCATAATACTCTGCAACATTGTATTTTTTAGCCTTAATCAACTCTACTAATGTATCAGTTTTTATGTTTTCTTCATGTATTATTTCGTCAATCATGTTAATATGCGATATACCACCAATCTTATATACTTGAAACCAACCAACAGCAGGCATCCTGTAGCCGAAGTCAATAGCACAATAAGTATGAAAGTTAGGGTTGTAAGGATAATGCCCAACATCAAGATTCCTATCGAAAGGGTATACCCTACCTGCGAATGATGTAAATTTAGCTCCATATTCTTGATCGAACACCTCCTTTGACATATTACGCTTACGCTCAATAATTACAGGATTTTGTTCGCCTTTGGGATATGCGTAATGGTTTTCCCATGCAGGCGCAGTATGTGATTCCCACATATTATCTTTTTTGCCTAATAAATATTTATCATAAACCCAATTAAATCCTTGTGGAGTAGTAATAAAAATAGCTTTACCATTTCTACGACCAACAGCAGGAGATATATACATATCCCAAATATCCTGTCGCATTTTTGCAGCTTCATCCATTACAACTAAATCATATTCATCACCAACTAAAGAATCAGGATTATCTGCTGACAATCCCTCAATAGAACTATTCCACTTAAATCTTACATACTGATCTTTCTCTGATGATTTTACAACACTAGATTTATTAGGTATAACCATTGTACGCCATATTTCATCAAATAAAAGTTTAGATTTTTTATACGATAGCCCAACAAGTGCAACTTTCTTATTGGGCATAGATGCAACAAACGATGCTTCTTTAGCTGAAGCAAATGTTTTTCCATAACCACGACCACATACTATAACAAAAAAACGAGAACTTTTCTTTTTTGGGAAATGTAACATGGATTGACCTTTGTGAGGTTTATATCCCATAAACTCAAACCATTCTTTCTTGTATGTAATTAGGCTTTTTTCCAAATCTTAATGTAGTTAAAATTAAAGGTTTCTAATAAAAGTATCGTAAATACTTGCATTTTAAAACTACATTAATTTAAGTTAAGGTATCTGAATTGTGCAAGAAAATGTGGATAATGTGTTCATAACTTGTGCATAACTAAAAAGAAAGGAAAGATATGTCCGACGATAAAGTACAAGATACAGTACAAGGAAACCTCGAATTAGGGGTAGAGAGTAAACCTGAGAGTGCCGACAATGGTTTGTTGCAGGAAGTAATGGCTAAGAAAGCTACAATTAAAGAATTGCAAACTAAATTAGCTGATTATGAATCTGCAAATGAAAAAGCAAGGCAAACAAAATTATCAGAAGATGGCAAAAAAGATGAAGTCATAGCTGAACTTAATTCTAAAGTTGAGCATTTGTCAGGCGAATATAATCGTCTTTCAAAGTATGAGGATGATGAGAAAACCAATCTTATCGCATCTATTGCATCTGATGAAACGGAAGCAGAAAATCTTTCAAGTGAAAGCATTACTACGCTTCGTATGCTTAAAAACAAGATTGCTTCAGTTTCTTCTGAAACTCCAAAAGCTCCAACAGCTCGTGGTTCGGTTGGAAACCAACCACCTCCACAAGATTGGACTAAAATGGATGAAAGACATAGAAGAAAAAATTGGGGTGATATTTTAAAAAGTTACAAAAAAAATTAGATGCGTAAATACGCAAAGGAGTAAGAAATGAGATTTACTACATATACAAACCATATGCTTCAGATGGCTGATACAGGCGATAGCATTTTAGGAGCAGCTAGTACAACTACAACTCACCTAGAGTTTGTTCCTGAAATGTGGTCAGATGGAATTTATAGGTTTTTTCAAAGAGGAACTATTTTCAAAAATTTAATTGAAGATTATTCTTCTATGGTTAAAGGTTCAGGTGATACAGTAAATATTCCACAGATAGATTTAGTGGCTGCTACTGATAAAGCTGTTGATTCATTAGTAACTTATGATGCAACTCATTCAACACAAACACAGCTTGTTATAAATAAACATAAGTATAATGCAATGTTGTTTGAAGATGTATTAATGATACAATCAAATGCTGATTTAGTTGCTAAATATACTCAAATGTTTGGAGAAGCTATGGCTAGAGCTGTAGATGCTGATATTTGGGCAGAATTAGATGGCGTTAATGAAGGTGCTACACTTGGAACTGATGATGTAATGCTTGCTGCTGAATTTCAAGCAGCTCTTGCAAATTTAGGCGAAAATGATGTTCCATATATGGATGGAGATTGCTCTTTTGTAGTAAATCCAACATTGGCTGCAGACATAATGGATCCTGCTGCAGGTATCTCTAAAAACTTTTGGAGAGCAGATGCAAGTGGAAGTGGAACGCTTCTTACTGAAGGTGCTACAAAAGGCTTTATAGGAAAACTGTTTGGAATCAATGTGTATATGTCAAACACTATTGCTACAGCAGGTACAGCAATATCAGGAGCAATTTTCCATAAATCTGCTGCTGTATGCGCAGTTCAACAAGATGTTAGAGTTCAAGCTGAATATTCTATTGATGCTCTTGGTACTAAAGTCGTAGCTGATATGATATATGGTGCTAAACTGCTTGATTCTGCTTCAAACAAAAGAGGTTACAAGCTAACTAACGCTTCGTAATAGTTTTGTATTAAATATATGAGGGTAGGATGTTGAAGTTCTACCCTCATGTTAAATAAGGAGATTTTAATGGCTCAACTTTGGTATAAATTTGAAAAAAGAATTAAAAAAGTTTCAGAAGATGCTTCTAGTAATGAAATAAATAAATTAAAAGCAGAAGGATATGTTCAAATAACTGACAGGTCTAATCCTGAAAATAGCAAGGTTTTAACAAAAAACAAACCTCAATTAAAAGCAAAACCAAAACCAAAACCAAAACCAAAACCTAAAGCAAAAGCAAAAGCAAAAAAGAAATGAAAGATTTATCAAAAAAAATAAGAAATGGTGGCGTGCAAAAGTTTAATGCAAAAATGTTAGGTAAAAACACACAGGGAAAGGGTGATTTTTATCGTATTAGTCTCGCTGATGAGCAGTATAAAAAAAATTACGATAAGATATTTAAGAAATGATGCCTGACTTTAAACCACTTATTAAGCGAATTGGCTCTAATGAGGGCTTTAAAAGAACTCCTTATAAATGTACTGAAGGTGTTTGGACTATTGGGCATGGTTTTACTTGGATTACCGAAGAAGAATCTCTACACATATTAACAGGTAGAGTTTCGCAGCTCCATTTAGAACTTGGCAATAAATGGTCTTGGTATGATGAATTACCTCCTGAAATACAAGGCGTGGTTGTAGAATGTTGCTTCCAATTAGGTGTTACAGGATTTTCTAAATTTAAAAAAGCTATAGCACACATGAAAGATAAAGAATGGCAATTCGCAGCAGATGAAATGCTTGACAGTTTATGGGCTAAACAAACTCCAAATAGAGCTAATAGACTTGCTACTATTGTCCGAGAACACGGATAAGTGGATCAATGGATAGCTATTGCAGAGCGTTTTGGGCTTCCTGTAATAATGCTTCTCGGTATGAGTTGGGGAGCGATAAAATTATTTCAATGGTTAGCTTCTGATCTTATGAAACAAATAGCCGATAACCACAGCAGAATTGAAAGTATAATAATTAAATTAATTGACAATAGCAAGCAAGAAAGGGAGCAAAATCGTCAAAATATGAATGAAATCCTTTCACGAATGGATCAGACTATATCTATTATGGCTAAACTTTCAGGAAATGGACTTAAAAAATGAGTGAAGTTGATTTAGCCAAACAAAAAAGAGCTAGAGATGTAAGGATAATGAGAGATAAAGCTGTTGTGAATATCACAAAAATGGCTTTACCTACTATTGTTTTATTGTATTTAGGTCTTGTTGGGTCAATCGTTTATATTGAAGATGCTGCGATGATTGCTATTATTGCAAGTGTAACATCTTCTACATCTATGGCTCTAATAGGAATATTAAATTCAATGGTTGGAGCAAAAGAAAAGGATGATCCTGTTATAAGTGTTATGAAAATGTTTTCAGAACAAAATGGTGCTTTAATAGAGCATTTAAAATCAGAAAAAAACAAATCTCAATCAATCAGGCTAGGTGATAAAGAAGTATCCTTAACAGAAGGTTCTACTAATATCCATGTTTCTGATGATGATACAGTTTGGGGTAAAAACAAATTAGATAAAGATGAGTGATCCAACTATAAATGATAAGAGCCATTTTAAAATTAGTTTGCCTATGCTATTTCAGGGCTTAGCTTTAATTGGTGTATTAGTTTTTGGATACAGAGATTTAGAAGGTAGGATTAGATTGTTAGAACATGAAGTAGAAGCAACAATAGATTCTGTTATAGATTTAGAAAAATCAGCAGATGATCCAATACCATCAGATGTAAGGCAAGATAAAACTTTGGAATTTTTACAAGCACAAGTAAATGGTAATAGTGACGATTTAGAATATCTTAAAAGAAAGATTTATTCAAATGACCGATGAAGCTATAAAATTAGTGCAAGAATTGGGTTTTCCTATTGCTGTAGCTGTAGCATCTATAGGAATGTTGGCTTGGGTTATAAAGTATATATTGAAAGACAAGGTGGAGGGAACACTTGTTCGCTTCGATTCTCGCCACGATCATTTGTTAAAAGAATTAGATGGGATTAAAAAAGAAATGCACCTGCGATTTGACCAAGAAAGGGATGATACAGAAAAAATTAAAAAATGGCTTAGTGAAATTAAATCAGATTTAAAAGTGTATATAGACTTAACAATGAAGGGAAAATAATGAAAGCATTAGTTAAAGCAATAAAAAGCATGGCTATTAATATGGTTATTGGTCAATTAGAAGCTAATAAAAAAGAATTAGCAACTAAAATCGCAGCAAAAGTTGAAATTCCATTTGTTTCTGAAAAAGACGAAATTGCATTGGCTGAAGGCGTTTTGTCGGCAGTTAAAGATGTAATTGAGGATATGGCTAAAAAATGATGCCTGTTTCTTTTATGCCTATGGTTTTAAAGTATGTCTTACCAAGACTTACAGACCATTTAATGAAAGTATTTAAGCTAGATAAAATGCTTAAATATATGGAATTGCCTAATGAAGCAGATATTGCATCAGAAAATGCTTTAAAAAAATGTGAAGAAATACAATATGAATTAAATGCTATGAAAGAAGTTCTAAAAGAATTGGATAAAAAATTTGGATAAGCATAAAAAACCTTTAGTAGTAGATGGAGAAAATGCTTCTGTAGAAGTTGCTACTACTGACAATGGTGCTAGAATTACAGGAGATTTAGAAGTTACAGAAACTTCTTCTGCTAAATCTTTAATAAGTAATACTATAGATACTGATAGTATTGATACTAACAACTTTACTATAGGAGATTATAGTGGAATAACATCTATAGCTGATGATGTGGCTAATAATAGTCCTGCATCTTTAGCTACAGCAAGGACAGTTAAAACTTATGTAGATGCAAATGCAGGTGGAACATCTTATTGGCATCAAATTGTTTCGGGGTATAAAATAAACAATCAATCTACTACAATTTATTATACTTTTTATAGATTTTGGTATGAAAATTGGGCTAATGGAGATTCAAGCCCTACAAGTTTATCAGATTCAGATTCTTATTCTTGCTATTTTATAGCACCAAGAGCAGGAACAATTACAAATATTAAGATACAGGGATATGCAACTGATACAGGTGCAACTGATCCTATTAAATTTTATTTATATAAAGCACCTTTGAGTAATAATGAAGATTCTACTACTGCTACATCAATGGGGGATACAGGAACAATTACACCACCTGCTGCAAATAAAACATTTAGCCATTCAATAGATATTAGCTCTAGCAATACTTTTGCAGAAGATGATAGGTTATTTATATGGTTAAAAAAAGATTCTAATACAGGTAGCCAAGATTTGTATTTTAATATGAATATTAGTGGAGAATATAGTTAATGGATTTAATACCTATAGATAATGAGCAAGATGTAAAAGATTTACTTAAAGATTTAGTAGAAAAAATTAATGAAATTGTAGATCATATTAATGGATAAAGGAAATTATGCCTAGTTTAGAAGGAAAACCATTAGGAACAGAATATAAAAGATTATTAACAATAGATCAATCTAGCAATACAGGTGTAGAAGCTAATCCTAAAGCTGTTCAATCAGGAGATGGTATAGATAGTAGTTTAAAGATTGGTAAGAATGGTACTTGGATTGATCCTGCTGACGATGGTACTAAAGCATTTAGAGTATATAATTCAAGTGGTTCTATAATGCTTCAAGTAAATACTACTGATTCTTTAGTTACAGCAGGAGCTAATGCTAATAATGTTCTTACTCAATATAAAAATATTGCTATAGCTAGTTTTAATGCATCAAATATTTCAGCAGGTAATCACTACCCCTTACCTTTGAGTGGATTTTATGGGGATGCTATAAATGTTATATCTTTTGGAACAGGAACTGATCCTGCAACTACTTTTACAACTTCTGATTCTAATGGTGTTAGAGCAAGTGATTTAGCTCATTGTCTTTGGTATATGCACGATGCAATAACTTTAGATGAAATTATACATATTGAAGGAGCAGATGCAGCAACAGGAGATACTACAAGGATGCACCTTTTCCAATATGATTTAACAAGTGGTGCTACTAATAGTTTGACAAATGGAGTTTTATTAGCACATTCGGCAGATACTACAAATGCAGGAAGTGAACAAATATATAAACAATCTTGGACTATTGATTCGGCAGATGTAGCAGCAGGAAAAGTTATAATTGCTTTTTTTGAAGCTGTATCAGTTAATAGTGATTATTCAATAAATTTATCAATCAAATACCACATTCAGTAAGGAGAAAGAAATGCCTGATTTTACAGCAACAACAACTATAACAACAGGAAGGGGTGATACTCTAACTGCATCAAAAACAGGAAGCTATGAAGATGTTTTTAACATTAGACAAGAATGTGATAATGTAACAACATTTATTGATCTTATTAAAGGTGGTGGAAGGGCGCAGGGAACTTTAAGTGATTGCAAATCTTTAATTGTTAGAAATACAGGTAATGTTGGTGCAGAAATACAAATAACAACTAGAGAATGGACAGATGCTACTCCTGATTCAAATGCAGGTACTGCATCCTTGCAATCTTATTTATTAGGTGCTAAAGATTATATTTATTTGCCTAACTTTAGACAGTTAAACTTTCAAGCAGTAGATGGTTCAGCAGGTGATGCTTATACATTAGAAAATCAAGCACCATTAAATGCTAAAAAAGCAGTTAATAATCATGCAGCAGGTGATGCACAATTAGTAAATGATGCAGGTGATCTTGATGCTACCCAAATTACTATAACTGTTGATGATGCTAGCTATTTCAGGGTAGGAGATATTATACAATTAGAAAATGAAGTAATAGAAGTTACAGGAATAAGTGGAGAAGTTTTAACAGTAATAAGAGGAGTTTTAGGATCAACTAAAGCAACTCATGTTGATGATACTCCCATCTTTTTCAATTATTCTAATATGCACGAACCTGCAACAACTGCAACTTTTGGAGATGCTTCAGGTAGATTTAAATGTTCTAATTTTTTTGGATATGGTAGGTCAGATGGTGAAGCAGATGGAATTGTAGCAGGTAGTTTTTCAGCAAAATGCTATACAGCAGGTTTTCAAGAATTTGGACTATCAGGAATTACTGCTTCTACAGCTACAGGATTAGCAGCATCAACTGCTTATGCTTTTGATATTGCAGTAGATGGAGGTTCAGACCATACACTAACTTTTACAACTGACACAAGTAATGGAAATTTTGGTGGAACTAATGGACTTATTCAAAAAATACAATCTGCACTAGATGTTCAATATTATACAACAAGTTCTAATTTATTAAAAAAGAGGGTAACAGTTGCTATAGTAAATGGAGATATAAGGTTTACATCAGGACAACATAGAGCAACATCAGCAATATCTATAACTGCTCCTAATAGTGGAACTACTCCATTTGAAGTTGGTGCTTTAAATATGGCTGTAACTGCAATAGAAGATGCTATACCTGCTAAATTACCTGTTGATACTATAACTGATAATAAATCAGGTGTTTCAGTTCCTAATTTAAGTGCTTTCTTTTATGATGATGGTCATGGAAATATTATAGGTGCAGCACAAGGAACTATAAACTATGCAACAGGAGCATTAGATATAACAGGACTTCCCTCGATTGCACAATTTGTAGTAGATGCTAATTATGGTTCTGCTCATGCAGGTGGAAATGTTTTTGATAATTCAACTGCTAATTCATTACAAACAGTTGCAGGAAGAAGTACAAATGTAAAAGTTAACACAATAATAGAAGTTATAGGATTAAAATAAGGAGTATTATGCCTAAAGGAACAGGAACATACGGAAAAAAAGTAGGAAGACCTAAAAAGAAAAAAATGGGTAGAAAGAAAAAGCGTTGAAATGGCTAAGTATCAAGGAAAATCAGTTAGATTAAATAAGCCTAGCAGGATTACTAAAGGTCAAGCAGGTTATGGTCGCAAGAAATTCAAAGTATTTGTTGCTTCAGGCTCTAAAGTAAAAAAAGTTATGTTTGGCGATCCAAATATGAGAATTAAAAAGTCTAGTCCTGCTAGAAGAAAATCATTTAGGGCAAGGCACAGATGTGCTACTGCTAGAGATAAAACAACAGCAAGATATTGGTCTTGCAAGAAATGGTAAGGAGATTAGATGGCAAATGCACCTATATATTGTACCCATAAAGAGCTTAAAAGAGTTTATCCAAACATAGATTCATTTGATGTAAAAACTCCCATATATGGATGGACAACAGTATCTACTAATAAATATGCTGCACACAATAGTGGCTTTACTGCACAATTATTTGCAAATGGAGAAGATTTAGGAGCTGCGCAATCTGCTCATACCGATTTAAATGTTGAAGGAGAATGGTTTTATAATTCGGCAGAAGATGTATGTTATTATTATTCGGCAAGTTCTCCTGCAGATAAATTAATGGAAGCAGGTGAAGAATTTACAGCAATGATTACCCAATTTAGAACAGATGCAAGTAGATATTTAGATAGTAAGCTCGATCCTAATCTTCCTCGTGAACAACTAAAAGATAAAAGTGGTAATTTTGACTACATGATTATTCGCAGCTCGGCTTTAATTGCATCAGCTTTTCTTATTCGTGCTACTGATCCAACAAATGCTACTGCTACTGCTCTTATGGAAGAAGCACAGGGCAATATTGATGCTTTAAATTCAGGTGGTGCTGCGTTATCTTGGCAAAATACTCGTGATGCTTCTCGTGGAATAATAAGAGATGTAACTTATACAGATGGTAAAATAAGACCTGTAGACACAAGAGGTATGTGGAATGGTACTTTTGATTTATTAAAAGTTAAAATAATTACAGGAGGCGTTTTAGGAACAGCAACTTATTCAGTATTTACTAAAGATTCAGATACTTTAAAAACTAATCAAGTAGTAACTGCTGAAAAAATAAATGGTGATTATCAAAATTTAGCAGGTGGATTACAAATTAGGTTTGCAGGCGAAACAGATACAACAGAAGCAACTGCAAATAATGAATGGGAAATAGAAGTTATGGGTGCAAGCGAACATATAGATGCTTCAGGCGTAAAAAGCGTAAACAACTCTAGGTGGCTGTAGTATTTGTAAATAATTGGAAGAATATTGCAGATAAACTCCAAAATAAATTAAGGGGAGAGTTTGGCAATTCTATGTCCATTTATATTGGTGAAGGTGAATATAGTGGTAATCAATTTCTTAAAATTCTTCCTGTTTCTAATGAAATACTTGAAAGATATATCCACGCAGAATTGCGACAATATAATTTCCAATTAATATACTATTTTATGGATGCAAATATAAAGAAAGGTGCATTAACTCAAATGTTTCGTGTTTTATCTCGCATTGAATCTCTTGTAGCGCAAAATAGGACATTAACATTAGCAGATAGCACGGATTCGTTAAATGGCAGAATTACTGATTATGAAATAACAGAAGGTGAAGATGGTTTTGAATATTTAGTTGAAATGAACTTTACTTGCCTTCATTTGGGAAATATTAGCTAATGGCTGTAGCGTTTACTAATAATTGGGATAATGTCTTGACTAAGCTAGAAAACATCCTTAAAACCGAATTTGAAGGTTCTTTAAATATATATAGAAGTTTAAACAATGTCCATGAAGGAAATCAGTATTTAAGAATATCTCCTATAAGTAGTGAGCTTATTGACTATTCAGGTTCACTTGAAACAAGAGAATTTACGATTGATTTATTTTTATATTTTAAAATTTTAAATGTTAAAAAAACAGACACAGATCAAGTTATGCGTTTTCTTTCAAGGCTAGAAACTATTATTGGAAACAATATGACCATGACTTTATCCGACAGTAGTCAGGCTTATAATTGCAGGATTGAATCTACAGAAATAGACACAAGTAATCCTGAAGAATATTTAATTAATTTATCTTATAAATGTTTGCATCAAAATAGTAGTTTACAACCTGCTGTAACTATAAGCGCAGCAGAAGTATCAGATGGAGCTTCTTCAATAGATTCAACTTTATCATTAACATTTACAACTAATTTACCTACAAATGATTTTGTGGTAGGGGATATATCTGTAACTAATGGTGTTTTGAGTAGCTTTAGTGGCTCAGGAACAACATATACTGCAACATTTACACCATCATCATTAGGCGCTACTACCATAAAAGTATTAGCAAATAAATTTACATCAGGTGATGCAAGTAACGAAGCATCAG